TCGGCTCCTATGTCTACCCCAGAGCCTAAAATGGGGTCAAAAGAAGGGGCGATGGTTAACATCAGCATGGCCCTAGACTTGCTAGAGCAGTCTTTACCCGCACTGGGAGCTGACTCGCAAGAGGGTCAGAAGGCTCTAGAAGTCATCCGTAGTCTCAACGCGATGCTAGGACCACGAAAGAACCAAACGAATGAGTTGCAGCAATCTGAAATCCTCCAGATGTTGCAGACTTTGCCGCAGGCAGGTGGGATGTCACCAGAATCTAAGGTGATTTCTCGCATGCCTATCCCTGGCCTGCCCCCCACAGGGTCGGCTCCTCAACCAGCATAAGGTAAGTAAATGGATATTCTGAAGCCTCGTGGCTCCGCTACCATGCGTCAGCCTACCAGCGACAAGCAACAACATGGTGTCATCACCAACCAGCCCCGGTTTGCACACCTGGGTGGTCTGTCTAACCCTTCTAAAGTCGGCAAGACGGGTATGGCTGTAGCCAAGCCCGGTGACGGCAAGAAGGTCATCTAAAAATTAGCAGAGGGTAAGCTATGTCTCTAGAAAATCTTTCTATCGAAGCCCGTGACGAGCTTGCAGCTCTCGCGCAGCAGCTTGCTGATAACCCGGAAACTCGCAAAGAGTTCCTGAAGATGACCAAGAAGGTCAAGCCTGAGATTCCAATTCCTGAGTTGGACATCGAAGAGAAGACCACGATGGCAGTCAACAGGGCTGAGCAGCGAGTACAAGAGTTGGAAGCCAAGCTGAAACAAAAAGATGCTTTGGAAGAATTACATCGTCGGCGTCAAGCTATCGTCAAGAAGGGGCTTGCCTCTGAAGACGATATTGAAGGCATTGAGAAGTTGATGCTGGAAAAGAAAATCGCTGACCATGAGACAGCTGCACAGTATCACGAGTGGATGAAACAGGCGGCAGAACCAACACCTTCTGGCTACAACCCGAATGTGATGCGTAAATGGAACCTAGACTCTTACAGAGTCAATCCAGTTACGGCTGCCCGTGATGAAGCTGTGAAGGCGCTCGCTGAGTTGCGTAAACCTACGCGACCTATCGGGCTTTAATTTGAAACTTTGATACGGAGATAACTATGCCCATTGGTGGTGGTATCGTTCCGGCAACTGGCAGTCAACAGTACAACGAGTTAACTTACGTTACTCGCCGTGCGTTCATCCCCAAGCTAGTTGTCCAGATTTATAACTCGACGCCGTTGATGGCTGCGCTGTTTGCTAACAGCCAGCAAGCTTCTGGCGGTGTGTCCTCTGTCACCGTCCCGGTGCAAGGCTCACAGTTCGTTAACGCTCAGTGGTCGGATTACTCCGGCAGCTTTGCACAGCCTAGCGTTCAGCAAGGCGCGTACAACGCTGAGTTTGACCTCAAGCTGATGATTAGCCCCGTGCCGTTCCTGGGCATGGAAGGTGCTGTGCAAAACGACGCCGCAATCATTCCTCTGATCGAAGCTCGTATGAATGATACGACCAACGTGATGATGGATGCCATGACGACGGCGCTGTACACCAACACCACGAACACGCAACAGTTCACTGGACTGCCTGCTGCCGTGGATGATGGTACTGGCACTGCTACTTACGGCAACATCACCCGTTCTGCCTCGGTTAACCCCTGGTGGCGTTCGAAGGTGTATGCCGCTGGCAACGTCAACCCGACTCGTCAGAACATCCTGCAATACATCTCTGGAACCGTGAAGAACGGAGCAGAGGTTCCCTCTTTCGGGGTTTGCGGATTCGGCACTTGGACTCTTTTGAACCAAGATTTCATCGGTCAAGAGCAGTACGTCATCACCCCCGGTAACGGATTTGACGGAGAAACCAACGGCCCCAATGCGTCTTTCCGCGCTTTGATGGTTGCTGGCGTACCCATCTATCCAGACCCATATTGCCCAGAAGGAACGGTCTACTTCCTGAATACCAACTATCTGTCTCTGTACGTCCACGAGCAGGGTTCGTTTGTGTTCACGGGCTTTGAGTCCACTCTACCTAACTGGCAGATCGGCTATGTCGGTGCTGTGCTGGTTATTGCTGAGCTGGTCAACACGAAGCCAAAAGCTATGACCAAGGTGACGGGCTACAACAGTCTGTCTCTATAAGGAGTAAAACATGGCACTTGGACTTAACAAGATCATCCTGGCAAATGCGTCTGCAAACACCGCTGGTGCGTATCTTCAGCCCGTTACGGTTTCGTCTGTGGGCGCGGGTAATGGAACGGCGATGCTCAACTCGCAGCTCGTCCCTGCTGGTACTTACCTGTTGCCGCCGACCGCCAGCGTCGTTATTGAATTGAACAAGTACACGGGTTCTGCGAACTCGTGGAGCACGTTCATTGCAGATAACGTAGGCGGTGTACTTATCTCTGACGGTTTCAACGTCCGGGCTAACGCAACTACTGGTACGCAATCCGTAACGCTGTACACCGTGAATGGCGGTCAATCCGCTCCCGGCACGTACAACGCTAGCTGATAGGGAGGCCACATGGCAAATCCCAAATCGCTACACAGCCAAACTGGTGCGTCATTTAGCCGCTACCTGATTGCTAGCGCAACAGGTGCGTCTTTGGCTACCACTGGTAACGCTGTGGTTTCCTTGCCGCTTCTGGATGGCGGTCTGACTAATGGTGGCGGCGCTGCAAACAGCGGCGGTGTCATCGTCCGTCAGGTCACTCTCCAGAATCCCAACAAGGACGTGTCTACCGCTAACGTGACTATTTTCACCAGCAATGATGGAAATACGAGCAATGTGGTGGTGGCAGCAGTTACGTTGTCTAACTTGTCTGCTGTTGGGAAGTTTCAAGACTTGGCTGTTGCCTCGCCTTTTAACTTGACTACGGCTATCACTGGTAACAACAGTCAGGCTTTGTTCCTGAAAGTTGGAACTGCTGTCTCTGACGGCACGGTTGACATCCGTGTATACGGTGACATCGTAAACTTCTGATGGAAGTAGTGTTCGTAACAAACCGTGGTGATGCCGAGCATACAGATTCGTACCTCGGCGTCACTTACGAGTTTGCCCGAGGAGTCACTCTAGAGATGCCTGTACAGGCGGCTAGAGAACTTCTCGGGTACGGACACAGTGACAAGACTCAGTTTGTAATACGTCTAGGTTGGCCTAAAACTAACCTAGACGTACCAGAGGCAATAGAAAGGCTCAACAAGATTGAGATTTCTAAGACGCCTCCAGAAAAGAACCGCTCCGTACCCTCGGCGGTTGGCCCAGTACTCCTGCACCCAGAAAAGGGTGTGGGACGAAAAGCCATCCAACGAGCAGCTTAATATGGGTATTGCATGGCAACTCTCTCGTCATACATCACAGAGTGCCGCAGGCTTCTGCATGATGCCAATGCAAACTTCTGGACAGATGAAGAGTTAACAGATTACATTAACTCTGCTCGTGAGCGCACCGTCAGAGATACGGGTGCTCTGCGCACGCTACAAATTTCTTCAACGCCTATAGGTGCTGACGGCTCTGCCGCAGTTCCTTGGCCTACAAGTAGTGCTGTCACCGCAGGCACTTACTATTTCTCTAACATCTTCACTTACCTGTGTACGGTGAGTGGGACTACCAGCGACACTGCGCCACCGTATCCTGGCACTACGCCGTACCCGCCGTCTGCTGCGTTTACCAACGGAACTGCTACGTTCCAGTACTACGCACCTGCTGAGCAGATACCGTACAGCGCACTGCCTAACGGCTTGCAGACGCTAGACATTCTGAACATCAACATCTTCTGGGGCAACAGCCGCCTTCCTCTGCGGTATCTTCCCTGGACGAACTTTAACGCTCAGCTCAGATACTGGCAGAACTACATCGGTAGACCTATTTGCTTCTCAGTGTTTGGGCAAAGCACTATCTACATTGCTCCAGTTCCAGACCAGAGCTATACGATGGAGCTGGATACGGTGATATTGCCAACAGACTTGACTCTGAGCAATCCGAACCAGACAGACGAAATTAATGACCCGTACACCACTCCTGTGGCCTTCTATGCTTGTTACAAGGCCAAGTACAAGGAGCAAAGTTATGGTGAAGCGGACATCTACAAACAAG